CGGAGCGGTATACCTTACACCTGTCCGGGTGTAAACAAATTCAAAGGAATCCATTTCGTCCTTCATAACTCCGTCAAGTACAGTCACTTCCCTTTTTTGTACTGCCATGGCCAATCCCTCCATGAGCATTTGTTTGGAGCGCTCGGTGAATACAAACAGTTCCACGGGGGTAGATCTGCCTCTGGCCACAGCTTCGGCAATCGGATCACCAACCCCGGTAGCATCGATACAGATCGGAACGGGGGGCAGCGCTATTATCTCCTTGGTCGTTTGATCCCAATCTTTTTGAAACCTTTCAAAGCGGCATACCTGGCCGAACATATCCAGTCCGGTTATCACAGTCCAGTCCTGCTTCTTTGCTAAATCGACTCCAAAACAAACCGGGGGTAACGCGCTGAGTGGAAACACTGCTCTGGAAATATGATCCATCCCGAAAGGATTGGACCCGTCGTTGCTGGCTTCAGCTAAATAGAGCTCGTTGAAAACATTCTCCGGCAGATCTCTCTTGGCATCTTCGATTTCCTCAATGAATGGCCGGCCGTCTTTTGTCATCATGCCGGCAGCAGCAGCATCGTAAGCGGTGATCTTAAAATAAGAGTAATTCGGATCATCGCCCTGTTTTGCTTTCTGGCACATCTTGTAGTACCAGTTCTTTTTTCCGCGAACGTTACCGATGAACTTGCATTTACCGCCAGTGCTGGTAAGTGTCGAACGAAGTGCATGCCAGGCTTCCTCCCTGCACCTTGACGCCTCATCGACCACCACTGCATATATGTCATCGCCATAGAGGTTGTCGGGCTTCTCGCCAGTTTTAAACTGAATCTTTGCCCCCGTGACAAGCGTGATAACAAGGTTTGTATCATTGGCCGTGAAAAATCTCCGGTCACTGATCTGTACCTTCATACGATCATAGGCAATCTTTGCCTGCGCGAACGTTGGAGCTACCCACCAAACAGATTGATTTGCCTTGCATTGAAGCGCCTGCTCAAATAACCAAACAATGTGAGAGGCTGTCTTTCCGACTTTTGTTGCGGCTTCAGTGCATGTGTACCTGGAAGGCGCATTCAGGATAGCAGTTTGGTAAGGATAAAGCTGTGGTCGGTAGTACGGAATGGTGCGAATGTTCGGAGGTGCGATAACCGGCAGACTCACCGCTTCTTTTTCAGGAGGCTCACGCTTCTGTGCTGCTCGTTTTCGAACAGGTTTTTTCTTTGCTTTATCTGTGGCAATCTTCTTACCCATTTCTCCTATACACCCTATTATGAACAACACTGAATATGAATTCCCATTCCGGATTTTGTGTGCGAGGTGGCAGTTTTGCGTCTACTACTTTAGTCACTGATTCGATGCCCTGGAAATAACCAAATGGTTGGGCAAAGCTGTTACAACAGTCATCGATAACCATGAATCCACCGGGCTTGACCAGGTGCGAATAATTGTCAATGTCGTTGGTTATGTGCTTTTCCTCGTGGCCACCATCGATGTACAATATATCCAGCTTCAGTTTTCCCGCCTGCTGAATAATGGCCGGGTCTTCGCTCAACCCTTCCAGTATCGTGTAGTCTTTGGGTAGGGAGAACTTATCATGAATAAATTCAATATCCCGCTTGTAATCCGATTCCCATACACCACCTTCAGTTGATAATGGTGTAACTCCATATCGTTTTACTTTCTTGTCCTGCATATTGGCCAGCAGTTGAACGAGGCTCAATGTCTGTCCTTTGAACACGCCGATCTCCATGAACATGAACTTCGCGGGCATCTCCTTCACCACTAAATGCCACAACCACGGAAAAGACCGTTCACCGAAACCGAAGATGTGGTTCTCAACAAAGGTGCGGTGATCGTTCAGCTGAGGTACGGCATTGACTCGTTCAACAAAGCCCTCGTGCATTTCTTTATGCGCATCCGGTGTGTCCTTCCAAACTTGCTGCGCTTCGGCAAGCGTTGTATATTTCGTCATCGCGTATATTTTTGGTTCCAGGCACTTACCGTTGAAGTGGATAATGGCGGGTTCGGTATTGGTGATGTTGTTAATGATCGTATCGGGGGTAATGGTGAAGTCATCAGGGCAGTTGAATGCGTAGGATTGGAACGTCTCGCAGGCAGTATCGAGTTGGATGGGCTCACCCTTCAGATACAGTTTGGTGAAGTACTCCTGATCATCATCAGCGTATTCGATAGGGTTGCGATCTATCATGCCCAGGTACGCTTTTATCGGTGCGCAATACGATCCGGAGTTAAGATATGCCCATACCTTGTCAGTCGGTGGATAAGGTGCATTCGGGTTCGGCCACTTGTGTTTCTCTGTGGAGAACAAGATGTGATCCGGCACCTCTTTGACAGGGTGCAGAAATAGCGTATCAAAAGCATCAAGGAAAATGAAGTGAGTAAATCCTTCAAGAGTTCGCAGGTAAGCAGCCGTCGCAATAACCTTTGTCCCGAATCCTTTCCAGTGCTCCTTCAGTACCGTAATGTCCATGCCCTGTCTATGGGCTGAGCGCACCAGGTCGTCGAGGCGTGGGTGATCCTGCGAGGCAACGGTGATGACTTTAATTTTCATGGTCGGACTGTCTTTTCCAAAAATATCCACCTGCGGTTCGCGTTGTTCCGAGTAAAACATTTCCTATCGCAGATCTAGAAGTATTGCTATCGTATGTTGCGCTTACTATCGAAGGGTAAATTTTTTCTTCCCCTGATTTTGAAACCCTAACTATGTGAGCAAGATTAGCGCGCTCACGTCTTTTATTCCACCCAGTCCTTAACGCTTCTTTTGTAGCATCACTTCTTTTGACGCCAATCTTAGATGCAGATATTTTTGCCCTAGCTTGCGCGGTTAATATTCTACCGGACGAAGTTTGCCGTCTTTTTTCTCTTTCTTCTACGGTATGAATCCTTCCAGTATTTGCTTTTTTTAATTTCTGCATTAATTGTGGGCTAATAGTTCTCCGTGCATTAGATAATGATATTTTTTTTCTTGCTTCTATTGTTGATTTAGTTCCTGTATGCGACTGGCTCATTCTCTTTCTTGTTTCCTCTGACATTTTACCTCTAATACCGGCATCTCGCAAATTCATCATATCGACCTCGCAGTTTCGATATTGATCTATATATAATTGTTCGTAGATAGTGAGCGTCTGGCAATCTGTATCATCAGGTAATTCGTGAATTACTTTAAAATCATGATTAGTGTAACCATATTTTACCAGCGAATGGTAAATTTTCCGTTGCCTTTGTATCCTGTGCATGGATTTGTAATGTGCAAAGCGCAGCGAAATATTGGTGCTTTGCCCGATATAAATTCTGCCGGTTGGGGATGTTATCTTATATATTCCAGTCATCTTTTTTGGTACAATGCCTTATGGTATTTCTTTTCAATCAAATTCCATCCGGATTTCAATATGTAGGATTCTATGATACTGTGATTGTAGTAATTTTCGACATCATCGAAGCACCAGCAACCTCCAACCGGAGTCCGGGTCTGGAAGAAAGCGATCTCATCCATGAGCGGCATGACGGCGTGAGCAGCATCGAAATGAACAAATGAATAGCTTTCAAGAATCGTCTTTTTCAGGTTGTACATGGGTACACCATCGGCAAAACGATTAAAAAATTCCGTGTCTTCCAGATTAAAGAATATCACCGTCTGCTGTATCTGTTTGGCATAGGCGAACAAATTCACCATGCACTCATCACGCATCTCGTTGGTATAGTCCAATCTTACGACCTGCCCCTCCTTGTGCTCGTACTCAATATGACCATAAGGGTCAATAGCGATATGCACCTTTCCAGAGCAGTGCCGGGCAATCGCGTCCATGATGATCTTCGTTCCGCCTCCGCGCCGGACGCCCAGTTCGCAGGTCATACCCAGTACGTCTTTACTCAGTTCAATTCCTTTTGCTAATAATTCGTAGTCACCCGAATCGCCGGGGAGGTCAATGGTCATATAAATGGGTTATAGTATATAGGCTCTTTGCCTGAAATGAAATCCTTTACTAATTGGATGAAAGCGGTTGTGCATTCGCTGCTGTGGTCGTGCTTCCATTGCTGATACGGTGTTGCACCTTGATCTACGTGGTTAATGTCGATGTGCGAATAGAAACAATTATAGAATCCAGCTAAGTGGGCTCTGTGGCATGCCAGGTTGTCATCGTAGCCATATTTCTTGATCTGTTTGAGATAACCAATCTGATCAAGCAACTTGCTGTTAAACATAGTACACGAACCGATTACATCGTCGGTTTTTTCGATAGTCAGCCATCGGTGTCCGGGCTCGTGTGGCAACATGACCAACTCGGAACGATAATGTGGATCGGGATGCCATGTAGTTTGAATCAGGTCTTTACGCTTCAGGCCAATGATCCCCATGTTTTCCGGGTCTCTGCTTATAGCCTCTTCAAGTATATCAACCCACCCCGGCTGATTGATGACAATATCATCATCCATTTTAATTGCGTGCTGACCCGCCTTCCTGTGTTTCCATATCTTGTTGATGGCTTCCGCTGTTCCAATATTTTCCTCGTTACGAACAACGATACTGATGAAGCCCTTGTATCGATCTAAGAGAAATTCGGTAAATGGTGTCGCGGCATTGATAGACACGCCCAAAGCATGGTCGTAAAAGTCCACGGTATGTGAAAGAGAATCGAGCGTCTTTTCCAGACATTCATCCTTCTTGTTTTCCTCCGTACTATATATCGCCATTCCTATCAGTGCCATATCAGTTTCTATTTTCTAAATACGCCATAAATGTGGTTACGCAGGATAGTGATGCCGCCCCGGATAGAATCACCAACATGATAAATCGAGCAGGATTGATCTCTTCCCATGCAACGAATAGGATAAGTACGGCCGCAATGGTGGTGATGCCAAATACTGCTGTCATGAAGAGGCGAACGGTGTTCATCTCCTACCCCTTTTATGTTTCGGAAAAGTAGCGGGCACCTTTATCGGCTGACCGGGTTCTTCGGGTACGACTTCGGCGGGCATAGTCTCCGGTTGCGGCGGATCGACAGGATCGGGATTGGCGGCAAGCCACCGTTCATAGTTCGTATACAGCAGTTTGACCATATCAGTGACGCACGGCCCGCACCATAGATCGGTGTTATAGCCCGGTGCAAACTCTTCACCCAGTATCCTTTGCATCTCTGAGCGTGTGCCCCCGTCGAGACTACGCAGGTAGAAGGCATCGCGAAGGGTTATCCAATGGTTTCGGTGTTTTTCAATGAAGGCCCGATTTTCTGGTTTCATATAAATAGTTTGTAAATAATTAGTGCCGTCAATATCGAAAAGAGCAAAGCACCGACCACGATACCGATGACAGCAAGGGTTTCTTTATATGGTAGATACTTCATAGCTTTTTTCTTTGGTGCAGGTATTTGTATAAGACTTGGATCAACTCGTACTTTCTGTCCCTGTTCATCAGCAATAAAAAACTGCCCGTATATAAGCATATCCCGTTTCACCAATTGCTGGTCTTCTTTTGAAAGACCTGACACCCACTCTTCAATCACCGGTGGTCTCATACCTTCTCAGTTTTAGTCGCATGCTCGAATACCTGTTTCCGTTCAATATTGATTCGCTCGAAATTAAAATTCAGATGCGCATACTCCCTCAGCCTCATCCCCTCATCTTCCTGCATGTCTTTACTGCCAACGAGGTCTGTAATGTGTCGAACCCAATCCTCCGGTTGGCGAGCGAATCTCACTGGCATGCCCAGGTACGGATGAACACCGGAAGCAATAACAGGCAGACCCAAATTCGCGGCCTCGAGTATCTTAAGGCAACTCTTCATGCGGTTAAATATCGAATTGACCAACGGCACCAGGCAGATGTCTGCTTCGGCATAGGCTCTGTAATAACTATCAACAGGCGCATACGGTATCAGCTTGTACTGATGTTTAAGATCGGCGGTGTAGTCGTTGACCATCGCTGTCCAGTACGGGTGATCGACAACGTATCCGCTCATCACCATTTTGATTTGCCGGGAAATCTTGTTGAGTCGGTTGATGGGCGATCGGAGGATACCGATGTCGTGTCTGTGTGTATCTGATCCCTGCCAGAACAGGTGTGTGTGTTCATGCGGGGTGCGTTCTATGGCGTATTGATCGGTGTGCGGTATAGCATTGGGCAGGATGTGAACGTTCTTGTTAAACATGCTGATGGCTTTGGATAATCGCTCATGCGTCGTCGTGATCAAATCGGCCTCCCTCATGTGTTTGATCTGCATAGCCGCAAAGCCCGTTTCGATATAGTCGTCATAGAGCAGGTGACTTTGATCCAGGTGCCAGTAATCATCGATGTCCACACAGATCTTGAACCCGTACTGTTTCTGCAACTTTCGAACGGTGACCATGGCATGATCGGGAAGGATTCGGTTGTATACAAATAAACCACAACCTTTCTCGAAATGCTCTTCCAGTAGATTGTTCGTAATGAACACGTCCTGATCGGGCATGAGCAGGAGGGGCGCTATCAAACGGTGAAAACTAACACCCGAGTTTTTATGTACGGTGGCTATGATGCGCATGACGGGGTGGTTAGGTATGTCACAATAGTCAGGCCGAGCCCAATAAGAATTAACAGGTATATGACAATTAGGAAGACTTTCATTTCTTCTTTTTTAAGCCTTTTCTTATTTGCTCGTACTCTTTATCAAACTCGGTTGATGATGATAGATTGCCGGACGGTTTCTTATTGAGTACGTAAACCGGATTCTCAGATAATGCTTTTGTAGGCGGTGGTGGCGGCGGGTTCCTAAACTCCGGAAAGTCATATCTCGCTGGCACAGGGGGAAGGATATTCCCTTTGCTCACCACCTTCTGTCTGCTTTTCAGCGTCCAACCAACGTACATGCCACCGATAAAAGCATAGCAGGCAAGAAAAATAATAAGGCCGCTTTGAAAGGTTGATAGTTCGTCGGGCATATTAGTCGTTTAGGTATAACAAGAGGTAAGCTCTATGCTCTTCTATCTTATCAGATAATGATTTCAGGCGGGCCTTCGCCTCGTTGGCTGTCACCCTCCCGTCTTCAATTAGATTAAATAACGATATTAATTCTTCTTGAATGGGCAGCAGGTTGTCCATTTTTGGGAACTCTGGTTTCATGATGGTTCGTGTTAAGCCGAGGCCAGTTTCTTTCTTGGTTCAGTGAATTCGCTTTTAAGGTCAATCTTTGGGTTGCCCGGATTCTGCTGCATAAAGTCAATCTGTTTAATAGCCTGACCCGAATAAGCCTGATCAGCTATTTCCGATTGAACGGTTTTGATGATTGCCATTGCAATACCAATCTTAGCCTTTGCTTCGCTTACTGGTATTTCCTTTTCCGTTACCTGATCCCACAGTTCGGTTAGCTTGTACCGGAGCTGCTGAATGTTCTGAATTGATGGTGTTTTTTTGTTGTTTGACATAACGCTGTGTTTTTACTATTAAACGATAACTTTCAATTAAATCATTGTCTTCCAATTGTTCATTTGTAAATCCCCGTTCTCGCATTAAGGCTTTAACATAGCTGTCCGTAAGATTCAAATTCCGTTGCTTGCTGTATTCGCGCCGTTGTTCTGCGAAACGATCATAGCTTGCCTTGCGGTATAGCTTCTGTTTATCAGGATTTTTCTTTTGCCATTTTGCGGTGTTTCTGTGTACGGCTGCACGATTCTTCAATGAGTATTCTCGATCATACTTTTTTTGGTAGGCTTTTGCCTTCTCAAGGTTTGCTTCAATCCACTTCTTTCTATCTTGGTATTCGCATTGCTTACAATCGCAACGAACAAAAGGATTTCCCTTAGAGGGTCGAACAATCCGAAAGAATGAATCTTCCTTTTCTACTCCGCATTTTTTACACGTCTTCATTGTTACATTCCTTTTGCTGCGTGTTCGTCTTCGATTAAAGTGTTGCCAAATTTGATCGCCTCGACAACATCTCGGAGTTGATTATCGATAAAATTTAGCACTAGCCCTATCTCTTTCAGATGAACGAAATTGACCGCCGCTTGAAAGGATTCTATATCACTGCAATCTGTATAGTGCTGAATCACCTTCGCATATTCTCGTACGTCCTCCATTTCTTCGGCGTATTCTTTTTGTCTTTCAGTCATATTTGTCATAAAAATCTCATTTTAACCCCCTCCCACATCGCCCCGACAAACAGGCCGATGAACAAATAGAAATACCAATATTCAGTATGACCTAGCCAGGCAAGGGTGAGGGAGAACCAGCCGGTTAAACAGGATGTGCAGTTTAGCGGTTTCGTATTGCCCCACTTCAGTTTCTCCACCCACGTAAAAGCTGCACTGAGGGCCACCAGGATGACGAAGCCGCCGGATAGATGCCAAGCTGGTCTATGCCAGTTGAAGTAAGTGAAGGCGAAGTAGAGGCCGACACAAACGATTAAGAAGATGAGCCAGTTGAGGACGGTTTTCATAATGCGGCGAGTTGAGCTTCGAGTTCGGCCTTGCGTTTAGCCAATATAGTCAGCATGGTTTCTTTGAGTTCGGAAAGCCAGTTTGAGTACATGGATCTATCCATATCATAAAGAATATGCGTGAGACCGCCCGTAGCTTCATTCTTTTCGGTTCTCTCCATCAAATCTTCCACGTCCTCTATTTGCCGGAATAACGAGTAGGATGCTTTTACTTCTTCGATTGTCATATTGCTACCTTCTTTTGAATAAATGCTAACTCTGTTTGACTGAACACCGGCACATACTCACCCGTCGCCCGGGCCTTCAATACCTTCAGTGCCTTTCTTATCGACTTATAACACGACTCCCAGGGTATGCCCGTTTCTTTTTCGATGGCCCGGTAGTTGCCGTGTTTGAGGTATAACTGAATTAACTCAGCATCATACCAGTACAAATTCTTTATCTCCGAGATGGCTTTGTCTTCCAGCGCCTCCCTGATCTCGCGGGTCAGGTCTGGCCCTTCGTCGGCTTTCTCATGCCCGTTCAATTCAATGATTGGCTTTCTATACATCTTTGCAAATGGGCTGGAATTGGATTGTATCTGATTGAGGATAACTCTGACAACGTAGAATTCAAGGGCCGCGGCTTCGTGTAGTTTTAATACCTTCTCTTCTGTCCAGGTACACACCACACCGATTACTTCCATCTTCAAGTCCTGCCGGAGGTGGTCAGGATTCATGCGGTCGATACATTCGTTAAAGTTCTTCCCTGTGAACAGATCCGATATGATCTTGTCGCGGGTCATCCGAGGTTGAGCGTTATGCTCACCGGTAATTCCTTCCCGTCTTTATCCTGCAGGGCGATCTTGTTTTTTATCCTTGTCTTAAGAGCGTTGTATTCTTTGATGCCTCCGAGCTTGCTGCCGAAATCAGCGTTTTGTTTGATCAGGAAGGCCAATTCATTATCCACAATAGTGTCATTTAGGTCATGACATTCGTAGATAGAACGTATATAAATGAGAATGTTAGGCTTAGTTAAAAGTTGGGAGACGCTTGCCCGGGCTCCTGCGTAAGCTCCTGGTTCGGAAAGATCGATGTCGTATGCGAGGGCATAACACTGAACCCCATTGCCTCTCATGTCTCCGTAGGCATATTCTTTACAGAATTTTATCTGTTCATCGTTGAGCTTGGAAGCTGGGTCTTTAATCGAGGTCTTTCTTCTGCCTGACTTGGCCATTTTAAAAGGGGTTCTGTAAATCTACCCTATGTTTCAAAGAAGTTTTACGAATGACACACTTTGTTGACACTTATTAATACATCAATACTTTCCAGTTGCAGTAGCTCACGGATTCGTTGTAATGCATCGACAGGCGGCGTTCGTTTCCTGCTCAGGTATAGAGAAAGGTTTTGACGCGATAGGTTTAATCTGCGGGCCAGCTGTGCCTGGGTGATACCATTCTCCTGCGCATACACCAGCAGCTTCATCGACACTGCCGTCCGGATTTCGAGCTTCTTTTTCATTGGTTCTTTTTTATGAGCTTATCGGCTATAGCGGATTTAACGGTCATGGGGTGGGTTTGATTGGGGTCATTCTCCTAAATTCATTCCATATTTCGGACGACATATAAACTGTGTCACGGCCTCTTTGAGGTAATACATAAATCGTATCACACTTCACCAGCGTCAATGGGCCACTTTGCGACATTGCCTCCCTAGCGCAATCAATATCTCTCAGCGCCTGGGCCCTAAACGAATACGGATAACTTTTATGAGAAAAGATGACTTTCAATAACAAATACTGTACGGTGTCTAAGAGGTTTACTTTGAAAGACTTCCCTTCAGCATCATACACCGTTGCTTCCTTTTCATTGACCATTGCCTGATTCGAGTTTGTTATTTTACCCCAAGTGAACACGGGTCTTGGTATCGTCTGCGCCTTCGCACCGCATCCAGCGGCAAGCAGAAGGATGAGTAATAGTGGGGTGGGGTTCATGGTTGAGTTTTTTTATTGTGTTCAATAACCGACTTTAGAGCAGCTTCACATTCAAGTATTTCCGCATCTATTTTTTTGAGGTCTTCTTCTGTATAAGCTTTCTTGCCGCCAAGGAATGCCTCAGGCCGCCTCAATACTGCGCTAACAGTATTGTGCCTACAGGAAAGTTGATTTATCCGATCGTTTAAGAACCTCTGAAGCGTAGTCATTCTGTTTCGTTTTTGTCTGAGGGTGAAGGGGTGAGTAGTTCCGCATGTCCGGGGCATCCAGTTACAGGGTCAAAACCATCGCATCTGTCCGACCCAATTAGCTTTTCACCATTTGCCAAACGATTCTTTAGTTCCGTTCTCACGGACGGCCCATGCCGGTCAAACAATTTGCCTAATTTATAGTTTGACTGTCGCAGCAATCCCTCAATAGACATTTGCACATGGTAGGTCGTTCTCATATTTGTTTCGTGATCGACAGGGGTGGGAGGTGTATGGCGACGCCACGCAACAGCTTCCACACTAAAGCCCTTGCCTTGGTATGTATCGACCTCAATGAAATCGCTCTTTAGATAAATTTCGATCAACGCCCCAACCTTCGGCTTTTTGTCCGCGCTCACCCATCCGTTGTCTGTCCCGGCAAGAGTAATTCTGCGCTTCAACTCCATTATTGCCGGGAGCGTCTTTTCGTGTATGGGCTCTCCCAATCCGATATTTAGAGCCTTGGCAATTTCTTGTCGGGGGAAGTCTACGCCTATGGCTTCACGCTTCCATCTTTCCAAGTCGGCTATTTTTCTTTTCAACTCATATACTTCCGTTTCCGGCTCCCCTCCCTTTGGAAGTGAGGAGGCGGTGAGGTAATTGTACGGGGGAAGGATGATGCAGTACGCTACCACGTCCTCAAAAAACTTTTTCGATTTCATAAGCCATAGCGGTGTGGACGCTTTCCCGTCCTTATATTTCAGCCAGTACCATGAATTTTGGGGAACACTTCTGTCATTCCCCAACGCGATCCATTCCCCCACCCCTTGCCCTTCTGGTTGCCCGGATGGTGCGAGTTGTGCTTCCAGTTCTTTAATGCGTTCCCATTGGCGGGTTGACAGGTCTTCTAAGCCTTGGATTATTTTATCTTTTGGGTCAGGTATTCTCTTTGAAGCGTCATTCATTAGTTATTTTTATTTTTTAACGTTAAGAATCTTGAAGGCGGCATACATCAAATCATCGTCGTCGACCACGTAGACTTCATCATTAAGAATGTCGAACCTTTTTGCGTGAATAGTTGCAATGCCTTGTCTAAACTCTATTTTTACAAAGTCGCCTCGTTCTACAAGCATACCGCGCACCATTATCGATACTATTGCTGCCATCACTTATTCCATTGTGTTAGAAAGTTTGCTATTGCGTTACCCATTTCGTTCAGATACTTTCGGGCGTCCTCTGGTTCCAAATTGTGCAGATCGCTTTGCACCCATCCAGGCAACTCTAAGACCCTGTGTTTTTTAGCATCTTTGATCACTCCTTTCTCGTAAAGAAAAGGAGGAATATGGGGCCTCGGAAATATTGCATCTTTACCGCCTTCAGGTTCCGGCTTCCCTGGTTGGGGGGCGGATGCAGCCAAATAACGAGTTAGAAACTTAAACGCCTTTTGTATCAGCGGGGTTTTATGGTACATTAATTCAATCAACGATACTAAATGCGCAGCCTCAGCCTGTAGCCATTCTTCATCCTTTCCCCCTTCCTGTGGTTCAGCCTGCGCTGGGTGGGAGGTGTAAAACCTTTCGATCTCTGAAACTGCGTAATCAATCGGCATCTGATGATTCCAGACACATTCAATGGTTTCGTCGATCATCGCCCTTAGATCATCCGGCCCCCCTGCTGTGTTCCTTGTGATAGGGGTAGGGTCGATTTCGTGTAATTTTTCGTCACCATGTTTGGTGTATTTATAAGGCTCAAACCATGCAAACCCGTTCCAATAAGTAGGTTCATAATTTGAATGGTCGGTCAACCTTGTGAAGTACCATCCCGGCTGTCTCTGGTTCTGTTCTGAATTGCTATTCATTTTTGGTAGATTTTAGAGTGCTTGTATCAGATGGCATAGGCGGGAGTGGCATCCAAAAGGCAACGTTTAATGTTCTCCCTCGCCCCGGTAAGTAAAAATGATTCTTTTCGAATCCGATAATCTCTATCCAGCGATCGTGCAAAGTCTGGATGACTGCCAGCACTTGGCTATACGGTTCTGGTAGATCTTCACAAGGGTTCTTCCACGCCTCCCCTGCCACCTGTCGGCCATACTCCTCCATCGCAGCGTACACAAGGTCCCTTGTGAAGTGTAGCCCACTATCTAACGCGTGGTCAACGCTGAGGTGTTTGGCTAAAATGGATTCCTTAGTGGGGGTCATGGGTTCGGTTTTGAATGCGATCAATTTCCGCAGCTATTAAGGCTCCAGCTTTTGCAAGGTTTCTAATTGAATCCGATGGTCTCCAATAGTATTGCGCCCAGGGCCAACCGTTTTCAACATCTCTTGGATACTCAACCGATGCGTCAGTGTGGTAAACTGCATAACAAGCTGCCGCAACAGCGAGTTCGCCCTTGTCATGTTCTGCATCATGGTCGGCAGTCCAGCCCTCTTTTTCTACCTGCCGCTTTCTTTCTTCGGCTATAATCTCTACGCCGGTTTTTTTATTTTCCATATTTTAATTTTTTAGGTGCTTGGCTAGGATCTGTTCGCGGGTCATGCTCCGTTGTGTAAAAAGTTAAAAAGCCATATTATGCCAGCCATTAACCATATTATTCCGGTTAAGATGGCAAAAAACTTCCCCCACCGATTAACGACTATGAGCGCCTTGAAGAAAAATAACGAGGCCAAAAGTGAGTGAATAATTACAAGCGTTAGTTTCATGCTGTTTGGTTTAAACGTGATCTCTTCGGAAAAATGGGGATGGTCATGGGGATTGGCTTTATAGGTGAGTTGCCATTACAGATTTTTCCAGTTCGGTTAAATCCCATCCCTCCAATACGACGAAATGTGTTTTTGTGATTCTCCTCAGTAACCAGGGATCAGTAGGTGGAACCATTTTCCAGACGTCTACTTCCCAAAGGACATAGTAGTCGTCGGTCAGAGTTTTCGGAAGATGCTTGGGTGGAATGAGCGGTACCGGTGCTTCAAGTTTAAACCGGTCCCAGCGGTTGGCGAGGATAGTGTCTGGGATAATGGGAAGGCATTGTTTAAGGCAAACATCTGCGGCCGTGATCCGGTCATTCCACCCGGTACCGTGCATAAATTCAACATCTCCATCTTTGTGATAGAGGCATGCTATTTTTTTTGCCGAAGCTTTGGCTATAGCCATCTTTGGATGATAGTTGGTGTGTACTCCCGCCATCTTCATGGCCTGGGCGATATCCACGATCAGCCGGCCGCTTTTCATCTGGTGGTAGATCTTTCGCATGTCGCGATACATCGGATTCTTTGAGATTTTCTCGGCGGCTTTGTACTCACGCCATTTGGCCAAGGCGTTTCTTCTGGTTTCGGTGAAAGTTTGAAGTGTCATAATTTTCGCTTTAAAGTAAGTTTAGTGTTATCACCCCACTCACGGGCATTGGCTTTAGTTGAACTGCTTATTACTGTATTCAGCTGGAGGCCGTTCAATCTGCTTCGGCGGTTCCACGAATTCAGGTCCGTCGATGAACGCGGGTTTGTCGATCCGGTTCTTCAGTTTTAGATGTAGCACTTCTGTTTTCGCTGACTCCACGATCACTTTACCGATGTCCGAGATGGCTCGCCCCCTTTCGATTTCCGATTTCAATTCATCTGGAGTCATTGATTCATTGCTTAACCTTTCGAGTTGTGCAAACATGTGATCACGCAGATCGCTGATTTTGTTTTTCATAACTGTTTAATTTTCTGTTTAGGGCTCCACGGAGTTGCACCAGTTCGGCCAATGGTTTTGGAAGATTGTGTACTGTATTTCTTTTCATCAGCTCACTTCTGGTTAGGCACTCAAGATTGTCGCCATCTTTGAAAATGATCGATGAGCCTGCTGGGATGGCGCCATTTTCTTTTCTCCATACCACACGTTGAAACGCTTCCCATTTACCCAGTGAAGTCCTGATGAACTTGTATGGATTTTTACTCTTGTCCTTTCGAACGGTAATGACGCCATCCTGTAGAGTGTTCGGTGGTAGGTTGCCTTTCTTGAACGTCGTCTTTCGGCTGGCCTTCATTCCTTTGGCGGTCATGAACTCCCCCCAGGTCTTTCCTTTATTGGCCGGGATGTTTCCGGGCTTAAGCTGCGATTCCTTTTTGAACCGCTCCACGACTTCCCTTGGCACCACCAATCCAAGCAACACCATCCGCTGCCGTGCTGTTCCCTCGCTCCTGCCCAGGTTCTTTGCCATACGTTTGGCCGGGATAGTCAGGTAATTAGCGCGCAGATATTTGTCTTCCTTGGCGGTAAAATATCTCATGCCGCCTGTTTTATACTGGTTCATGGAGAACAAGATCGTGTGCATAGTCTTTCGGTGTTCGGGGTAGGCATACTGCAGGTCTGTCATCATCTTCACTGAGCGGATGACGGACGCGTGCCCATAGCCGAATATCTTCCCAATCGACGCCAGGGTCATCTTCTGCTTGGTTCGCATGATCCACATGATCTGCTGTCGGGCGGTGACCAGGTGTCGTTTGCGGTTGCGCCGGAACAGGTCTGCGGATTCAATGCCGTGGTACCGGCATACCCGGTCGATAATACTCAGCGGCGTGACCTGGTAGACGGTAAGGCCGGGAATTATGTAGGGGGATAGGTGGGTCATATTTTATGTTTTTGGCGTCCTGGAATTTGCAACATGGTTGAAAGTATCAGCAAAGTATCACAAAGTATCAGCACAAGTGATTGATTGTCACCAAAGTATCAAAGTATCAAAGTATCAGTGAGAAGTAGCAAAAGAGTAATAGAGAATTATATATATATATATACTTTATACTCTCTACCCTGTTGATACTTTGATACTTTCTCCTGTAAGCCTTATTGCGACTAGGTATTATCGGTATCAGACCCGTGATTATTTCTGATACTTTGATACTTTTAAATTTTCTCATATGCGCCCCGGTTTAACTTGCGGATATAGCCCTGGTCGAACTTGCGCCGGAACGAATTCAGGAAGAACTTTTCGTTCAACCTTAAGTTTTGGCAAACCTGAACTGCCTCCGCTGCTGTAAACATATCAGGCAAGGCGTCGAAAAGATCCTGCTCTGTGTCCGTCAGCCCCACGATATCCTGTTTCCTCAGCGCCCCGATGATCTTCTCAGCATTCCCCTTGTAAAACTTATACAGCTCATAAGCGCCATGGACATTTGCCACGGTGATATTCGGACCGGTATAATCTTCGATGATGGCAAGGATAAGGGCGAGCCTGGCGATGTATGCCTGCATCTTGGCTCCCAGGGCAACCTTGGTATTATCATCACGGGTGGCCGTCGATATATTCACGTTCTGCTCTTTGGCGATACTGCGCATGATC